TTACATGGTATGCTTACAAATCCATCTACACCTTGGTTCACTTTAAGATTTAAAAAACTAGAAGATTTTAATGATGACGAAGCCAAGATATGGTTAGAAGAAGCAACGGAAGTTATGTACAAAGCATTTAACAGATCAAACTTCCAACAAGAAATATTTGAATTGTATCACGACCTGATTACATTTGGTACAGCGGCAATGTTTATTGAAGAAGATGATGATGATTTATTAAAATTTTCTACAAGACACATTGATGAAGTTTATGTAGCTGAAAGTCAAAAAGGTAAAATTGATACTATCTTTAGAAAATTTAATATAACAGCTAGAGCATTAGTTCAAAAATTTGGAGACAAGGTATCAAAAGATATTACAGCTTTATCTCAAAAAAATCCTTATGAAGAGATACCTATTATTCATGCGGTTTATCCAAGAAACGATTTCAATCCAAGTAAAAAAGATAAAAAGAATATGCCATTTGAATCTATATATTTTGAATACAAAGGGGGAAATGAATTATCAGTTTCAGGATTTAAAGAATTTCCGTTTGTAGTTCCAAGATATTTAAAAGCATCAAATGAAGTTTATGGTAGATCACCTGCAATGACAGCATTACCTGATGTTAAGATGTTAAATGAAATGTCTAAGACAACAATTAAAGCTGCACAAAAACAAGTAGACCCACCTTTATTAGTTCCTGACGATGGTTTCTTATTACCTGTTAGAACAGTTCCGGGTGGATTAAATTTTTATAGATCAGGTACAAGAGATAGAATTGAACCTTTAAACATCGGTGCGAATAATCCATTAGGTTTAAATATGGAAGAGCAAAGAAGAGATGCAATTAGAAGTGTGTTTTATGTGAACCAATTAATGATGCAAGATGGTCCGCAAATGACAGCGACAGAAGTTATTCAAAGAAACGAAGAGAAGATGAGATTACTTGGACCAGTATTAGGAAGATTACAATCAGAATTATTACAACCCCTTATTGATAGAGTATTTAATATTCTATTAAGAAACAACCAGTTTGCTCCACCACCTGAATCTTTATCGGGTGTTAATATAGATATTGAATATGTTTCTCCTTTAGCAAAGGCACAGAAATCCACAGAACTTCAATCTATTATAAGAGCTGTTGAAATACTTGGAAGTTTAGCTAATGTAGCTCCTGTATTTGACTACGTAAATTTTGATAATTTAGTTAAGCACGTTGCCGACATTGTTGGTATGCCACAAAAATTATTAAAGTCTCAAGGTGAAGTACAAGAAATGAGAAACCAACAAGCACAACAACAACAGGAGCAAATGCAGATGCAACAAGCTGAACAGGTGGCTAAGATGGCAGGAGATGCTGCACCACTTGCTAAAGCTCTTCCAGAAGAAGCTAAAGCTATTGTAAATGCCGCAGAATAAATATGGGTCAAGCAAAAGATAAGGAAAAGAACTTTGAAAAATATGTTCAGGGTTTAAAAAAAAACTACCAATACATATTTGCAACAGACGAAGGTAAACAAGTTATGTCTGATTTAGAAAAGAGATGCCACCATCATACTACGACTAATATAAAAGGCGATAGTCATGAGAGTGCATATATGGAAGGACAACGTAGCATCCTTCTATTTATAAAAGCAATGCTACTTAACGATAATGAAAAAGGAAAATAAAAATGTCATCAGAACAGATAACGGAGCAAACAGCTTCGCCTGTAGAACAGACACAAACTACAGAACCAACAGCAACAATAGCTAGTGTTGCAAAAACAGATACACCTGTATCACCAACAACAGAACAACCAGTAGCGGCTAAATCTTGGAAGGAAGCAATTTCTCAAGAGTTTAGAAACGATCCAAACATAGAAAAGTTTACAGAGATAGATGCACTTGCAAAGTCATATATCAATGCAACACAAATGATTGGTAAAGATAAAGTTGCTGTACCAAATAAAAACTCAACTGAAGAACAATGGAATGAAGTATTTGATAAATTAGGTAGACCAGCTTCCGCTGATAAATATGCCTTAGATGTTAAATCTGATATTGTTCCATTAAATGAAGGAGATGTAAAACAATTTGCTGAGAACGCACATAAGTTAGGTTTAAGCAATAAACAAGCTCAAGGTGTTTTAGAGTTTTATAAAAATAATATGGAAAGTAATGCTCATCAATCTAAAGTTGATACAGAAACTTCTCAAGTTCAAGCTGAACAAGAATTAAGAAAAGAATGGGGAAGAGACTTTGAAGCAAATGTTAAAAGAGCTGGAGCATTAGCTAAAGCTAATTTAAACACAGAGATACTTGATCTTGAACTTAAAAACGGCATGAGAGTAGGAGATCATCCTGAGATGATTAAAGGATTTGCTAAGATTGCAAGTTTATTAACTGAAGATAAAATTATGTCTCCAGAAGATGAAAACGCATCTAAAACAAGTGATATTGAATCAGAAATATCTTCAATCATGGATAACAAAGATGGTCCATATTGGAACAAGCAACATCCTGATCACGATAAATTGGTACAACAAGTTTATACGTTAAGAGAAATGTTGACTAAATAAAAATTTTAACCCCTTGTTTTTTTTTATAAATTAAGATAAGGGGTTATTAATAGGACAATTCGCAAGAACCCTTTTGACGAGAAGGAATAGACTTCTAGTCTAAAAGACTTAAAATCCAAGAGAAGCCTACTTATTTTAAGTGGATAACCTTTCTGTTTTAATAATAATAATAACAAATAAATGGAGAGACAATTATGTCATCACAAATAACAACAGCTTTTGTACAGCAGTATTCTGCTAACGTACAAATGCTATCTCAACAAATGGGATCGTTATTAAGAGACAAAGTTCGTGTTGAATCTGTAGTTGGAAAAAATGCATATTTTGACCAAGTGGGTTCAGTAACTGCTCAACTTAAAACAAGTAGACATTCAGACACTCCGCAAATAGACACTCCTCACTCAAGAAGAAGAGTATCTCTTGCAGATTATGAATTTGCTGATTTAATTGATCAACAGGACAAAGTAAGGCTCTTAATTGACCCTACGTCATCTTACGCACAAGCCGCTGCTTACGCAATGGGGAGAGCAATGGATGATGTTATTATATCTGCTGCAACTGGTACTGCCTACACAGGTGAAACTGGTTCAGGAACAGAAGCCGCACAAACTGCAATCGCAGCTAATGTTGGTTCAACTACAGGATTAAACATTCCTAAATTAGCGAAAGCTAAAGAGACGTTTGATAAATCTGATGTTGACCCTTCTATTCCAAGACACCTTATCGTGTCTCCGGAGCAGATTAATAATCTTTTAAACGTAACAGAAGTTACAAGTTCAGATTTCAATACTGTCAAAGCACTCGTGCAAGGCGATATTGATACTTTTCTTGGCTTCAAATTTACAGTTTCCAATAGACTTGCAAAGACTGGCAATGACAGAACTTGCATCGCTTTCGCACAAGACGGAATCACTCTAGGAATTGGTAAAGATGTAAATGCAAGAATAGACGAAAGAGCAGACAAATCGTATGCTACTCAAGTTTACTACTGCATGAGCATTGGAGCTACTAGAATGGAACAAGCGAAAGTTATTGGTATAACTTGTACAGAAGCATAATAGGAGGAAAATATGGCTACAGTTTATTCAATACAAAAGACTAAATGGGATCAAAATGTTCCTTCTGAAAAAATAGAGACTACAGAATTAGCAGGTAGAGTAAGAGTTGCTTTCGCAGAATACGAAGCAGCTTCTCTAGCGATTAATGATGTTATCCAAATGTTTAATTTACCTAACGGTGCAAGAATTGTATCTGGTAGATTAGCACATGATGCTTTAAATAGTTCAACTCAATTATCAGTTGGTTATGCAGCACATACTAGTTCAGCGGGTAGTACCGTTGCTTTAGATGCTGATGCTTACAAAGCGGCAGCAAGTTCTGCGTCTGCTTCAGCTGCTAATGTGGCGAACACTATTGCATTAGGAGAAAACTCTATTGTAGATGCTAATAAAGACGGTTTACCTGTCTCTATTACTCTTACAGGAGCAGTTGCTAGTGGAACGATTCAGCTTACAATGTTTTACGTTGTAGACTAATCTAACATTAGTTAAAAAATTTTAGAATTTTAGGCGGTGAAAGCGAGAGTGGAAGCCGCCTAGAATGTTTTAAGAAAAGGAATTTTATATATGGCATCAGTAGTAGATATTTGTAACGGAGCATTAAATCAACTAGGAGCTACTACAATACTTTCATTGACAGAGGATTCTAAAAACGCAAGACTTTGCAATGCAAGATACACTCAAGTAAGAGATGCATTATTTCGAACACACCCATGGAATTGTTTGCAGGTTAGAGCATCATTAGCAAAAGATTCAACAGCTCCAGCTTGGGGTTTTACTTCTCAATTTACACTACCTGCTGATTGTTTAAGATTATTATACATTATAGATTATGATTCTAACTACAAAGTAGAAGGAAGAAAAATTTTAAGTAATACAGCTACAATGAAAATTTTATATGTTTCAAGAATTACCGACCCAAATGAATATGATGAATTACTAAGAGAAACATTATCAGCTTCTTTAGCGGCAGATATTGCTTATGGAATCACATCATCTAATCCTGTTTCAATAAACATGAACGAGTTATTTCAAAATAAATTAAGAGATGCTAGATTTGTAGATTCTACCGAAGGTCAAAACAATTCACCTGATCTTGGAATGACAGATTCTATAGATGCTAGTACCTTTATTAACTCAAGGTACTAATCAATGGCTAGAGTTGCAGTACAACTTACTAACTTCACCGCTGGTGAACTTTCTCCACGATTAGATGGTCGTAATGACTTATCTAAATATTCATCTGGTTGCACTAAATTAGAAAATTTTATTATCTATCCTCATGGAGCTGCTGCTAGAAGATCAGGAACAAATTTTGTAGCTGAAGTTGCAGATAGCGATAACAAAACAAGGTTAATGCCTTTTGAATTTTCTACTACACAAACTTATATGTTGGAATTTTCTAATTTAAAAATTAGAGTTTTCAAAGATAGCAGTACAGTTTTTGAAGGTAATAAAACTATTACTGCAATTACAAAAGCTAATCCAGCAGTAGTTACTTCTAATGGTCATGGTTACAGCAATGGTGATGAAGTTAAAATTAGAAATGTTGTAGGTATGACAGAAGTTAATGAAAAAAGATTTTTAGTTGCCGGTAAAACAACTAATACATTTGAATTAACAAATAAAGATGGAACTGCTATTAATAGTACAGGTTATACTACTTATGGTTCTGGCGGAATAGTTAATAAAGTTTTTGAAATTACAACACCTTATACAACTGCACAACTTTTTGATATTAAGTTTGTTCAATCAGCTGACGTTATGTATCTTTGTCATCCATCACATCCAGCAGCTACATTATCAAGAACAGGAGATATTAGTTGGACATTAGAAGATGTTGTTTTTACTAAAGGACCATTTCAAGATGCTAATATTACCACAACAACTTTAACTCCATCTTCAGCAGCTATAGGTTCAAGAACAATTACAGCTTCAGCAACAACAGGTATTAATAATGGTTCTGGTTTTTTATCTACTGACGTAGGAAGGTTTATTTATTTTAATAGTGGTTATGGAAAAATAACAGCTGTTGGTAGTACAACAAGTATTACAGTAGATGTTACAATAGCTTTTGCTAATACTAATGCAATAACTGCTTGGCAATTAGGATCATTTTCTAACACTACAGGTTTTCCATCTTGTGTTACTTTCTTTGAACAAAGATTAGTATTTGCCGGAACAACTAACCAACCTCAAACTGTATTCTTTTCTAAGTCAGGAGATTATGAAAACATGGATGCAAACATTGGTGGTACAGTAGCTGATAGCGATGCTATTATTTATACTATTGCATCTAATCAAGTTAATGCAATTAGATTTA